GATGCTCGACACCAGCCACCCGAAACAAAGCGGATTATTTCCGGTGCGCATACGGGTAACTTACGCCCGGCGGCGGCAATACTATCCGACGGGGAAAGACCTGACCGCTGACGAGTGGGAAATATTACCCACCACAAAGGCACGGACATTAACAGCCATTCGTAAAGACATCGAGAATAGTTATAACATCGTGCGGGATACGGTTGAAGATTTAGCCTCGTCCGGCGGGTTCACGTTCGACGCCCTAAACGACCGACTAAAAAGGGGCGCGGGAATCACACTTAACGCAGCATTCAAAGCCAAAATAGAGGATTTAAGAGGACAGGAGCGCGTGGGGTCTATGCTGGTCTATAATGTCGTGATGCAAGGGGTCGAACGATTTGCCGGAAATCATGTTGCAATGGACATCATTTCGGTTGAATGGGTACGGCGGTATGAAAAATTCTTACTTGGAGAGGGGAAAAGCAGAACTACGATAGGAATACATATGCGGCATCTGCGGGCGATACTCAACGATGCGTACCGTTGCGGCCTCATCAAAGAGGCGCAATATCCGTTCGGTCGGGGTCGCTATGAAATACAAGCCGGAGAGGGTCGCAAAATGGCCCTCACTTTAGAACAAATCGGTCAGATAGCCCGCTACGACGACGGCAACGAAACGACAGCCAGATACCGCGACTATTGGCTGTTTCTCTACTTGTGCAACGGAATCAACGTGGCGGATTTTGTACGATTGAGGTATCGGGACATCGTAAACGGCGAAATCTGTTTTGTGCGGCAAAAGACCGAACACACAACCAAAACCCGAAAAGAAATACACGTAGTCGTCGTCGAACAGATGCAAACCATTATCGACCGCTGGGGAAATACACCTAACCCGGATAATCTTATTTTCCCAATTCTTGACGGAAATGAGGATGTCTTTCAGCGCAAAGCCAAAACAGTTGCAGCAGCCGGAGCCATAAACGTCCGTATGCGAACTATCGGCAAGGCACTCGGCATCGGGAACATTTCCACCTACACGGCCCGGCATTCGTTCGCCACCGTATTGAAGCGTGCCGGAGCGAACATCGCCTATATCTCCGAATCGCTGGGACATCAAGACTTAAAGACCACAGAGAACTATTTAGCCTCATTCGAAAAAGAGGAGCGACAGAAGAACGCGGAACTATTGACGAAATTTTAACAATATGGGACGTTATAAAGTTGATAAATTCGATTGCGAATATTTATCCGAAGAAACTCTACGCGCAATAATGGCCGATTTAGCCGGCAATGGAGTTGATATTAATGATTATGATTGCCATAAAATGAATATCCAGATAAAAAGAGCTGACAAGGCGCGACGGCATCGGTTTGCAGACACGCTCCGTAAATTAGAAAATTACGTTAACACGGAGGATGCAAAACGGCATATTATTGATATATATTGCAATAGAGAAATTACAAGTGATTGTGCCATATCTATACGAGAATTTGCGGATATAACCGGGCGCAATCGAAAAACTGTCACAGATTGGATTGAGCGAGATTTTATTGCTTCCGCAAAAAAAGGATTGCATACGTTTATTCTCGTTATGTCCTCAATAGAAAAATTAAAAAAAATTTAACGCGGGGTCATTTCATTGACTGGACAAACGATAAAAAAAGTCCGGCAAAATACAATAAAATGCAGGAATTTGTCCAATATAAAATTTCCAAGTCTGGACAAATTATGACGATTTCAGCCTATTCACCGATTCTGTCCGCTATTTCCTTTCCTATTTCATTGCCTATAATTTTGTTTCGTGATTAATCACCGAAGCCCGGACGCGGGCCTGTGTTTAACTATAACAATGCAAAATTATGGATGATGCCGTAATCGTAACAACCCCTGCGCAACTGCAATCTATAATAAACGATGCAGTCGGTGCAATCATTCCGAAGCTCGCCGATTTCCGACGTAAGAACGAACCCGTAGAAACTGATGGACTAAATGTCATGGATGCGGCCAGCTTCCTGACCGAACAGGGTATTCCAACTACGCGCGCCTCTCTCTATAATCTCGTCTACTACAAACGCATTCCGCACCGTAAATTCGGACGGCGAACTGTCTTTTCAAAAAAGGAACTTCTCGCATGGATTGAGGAGCGCACCACTCGCCCCGAAACTAAAGGCGATGCCGCATTGAGAATCGCCAAAAGCGCCAACCGTAAAAGGTAATCATTGAGGTATGGCACAAAAAGCAAATGCCCCCGACACTCAAGGCAAGTGTGCAGGGGCAGTCGATACGGTTTCCGGGAGCAAAGATAGCCAAAATTCGTTAGGTTTTCACCAACGCCGCGTATTGGAATTATTGAGCCGGGGAGGTCAGCACTCGGTAGCCGACATTGCCGTATTCTTACACCTATCCGACCCTCGCAGTATTATTCGAAATATGCGACACCGGGGAATAGCCATCGGGGATATATGGTGCAACAGTAAACACGGCAGTCGATTCAAAAGGTATTTCATCCGGAAAAATGGATGCGATGGGGAGAGATAGTTTCGTATTCTACCGAAGCTTCCAGACCGCTATCGACCGCTTGCCCGAACCGGGACAATTAGAGATTTACAGGGCGATTGCGTTGTATGGATTAAATCGGGAGGAACCGGATTTAGATGGCTATCCGGCTGCTATTTTCGATATTGTCCGCCCTCAACTGGATGCCAATTTCAAACGCTACGAAAACGGGTGCAAAGGAGCCGAATACGGCAGGTTAGGAGGTGCTCCGAAAGGGAATCAAAACGCACGGAAACAACCCCAAATCAACCCCGAAACAACCCCTAATGTAAATGATAATGTAAATGTTAATGATAATGAAGAACGGATTAATGCGGGAAAACGCCCTGCATTTTCGCCACCCTCATTATCAGAGATACGATTATTCATTAATGAAAAAGGCTATCCAATCGACGCGCAACAATTCATCGACTTCTACGAAGCGAAAGGATGGATGATTGGTAAAAACAAGATGAAAGATTGGCGGGCCGCCGTCCGGACTTGGACACATCGGCCAATACAGAACTCAAACAACGCTACCAATGAAACGGGACAACGCATCAAAGACCTATAACATCCCGCGCAACATCGTAACGCTACCGGAATCGTCCGAACTCGAAAGGGCCGTTTTGGGCGCGTTAATCCTTGAACCGGGATACCTGCCCGATGTGATGGAGATAGTCGATAAAACCGCCTTTTATGTCACTACGAATGCAAGCATCTTCAGCGTAATGCAGGCAATGTTTGCAGACGGTTGCAAAATCGACCTTTACACCCTATCGCAACGCTGCAAGGACACACCCGGCGTTGAAATATCTCTGGCCTATTTGGCGGGACTTACACAAACCGTCGGTTCCGGGGCAAACTGCATCGACCACGCCCGGCAACTGAAAGAACTGGATAACCGCCGCCGCTTTATCATGTTGGGTTATGAAATTGCCACCCGCGCAAGCATCGGAGCAAATTCAACGGATGACATTACCGAGTGGATAACACGGCAAGTAGACGGCATTGCGGCAAATTCCGCGAGTACTAACGACCTTACACCCCTATCGGATGCAGTACACAATACGCTCCAAAACATTGAGCAACGACAACGCGCATTACAAGCCGGGGAATGCATCGGAATCCCTACGGGGTTGGAACGCCTTGACGCCGTTACGGGAGGTTGGCGGGGCGGACAGCTTATCGTGCTGGCCGGACGGCCCGCGATGGGAAAAAGTGCGGCGATGCTCCATTTTGCCCGAATTGCAGCAGCAGGTGTTCCGGTGTGCATCTTTTCTCTCGAAATGCCGAACAGTCAATTAATCGGGCGGATGCTGGTCGGTGGTTCCGGCATCAATCCCGCAATGTTCCGCGCCGGGAATATCGACGGAAACGGATGGACGCGCTTGGAGCAAGCCGGAACCGAACTTTCAGCAATGCCGATATACCTCAACGACCGAGCCGGAATCTCGATGAACGCGATACGCTCACAATGCAAGGCAATGAACCGCCGGAGATATTGCGGAATGGTGATTATCGACTATCTCCAGTTGGTAGACACGACATCCGGGAACCGGAACCAAACACGGGAACGCGAGATAGCAGACGCCAGCCGGGCGGCAAAGCTACTCGCAAAGGAAATCGACGCCCCTGTTATCCTGCTTTCGCAACTTTCCCGCAAGGTAGAAGAACGCGCGGACAAAACGCCGTTACTGTCCGACCTGCGGGAATCGGGTGCAATCGAACAGGACGCCGATATAGTCATCTTCATCGACCGTCCGGCAATGTACGGAGTGCAGAGCATTGAAACAACCCGCTACGGTACAATCGGCACGGAGGGTCTTGGCCGTTTCATAATCGCAAAAAATCGGGAGGGAGAAACCGGAGCAATTTATTTCCGGCACAATACAAGTCTAACCCGATTTACCGACTACGAATTCAGCACCGAAAATCAAGTGCTTAATATCAAGTAAAATCAACGTAAAAAGTTTTTCAATCGTCATTCAAATACACGTAAATAACTAATATTCAAACACTCAAAATTATGGACTACGAGGAAATCAAGCAAAAGTATGCACCTAAAGTGCAGGAAAGAGCGCGCAAAACGTCACATTCCATCGCAAAAATCGAGCATTTAGAGGGCATGAAAGCAGATGCTATCGAGGCGCGGGAATTATTCCGCGGCATTATGGGACAGGAATGCCGGGAACGCTGGGACTATTACACCAATCGAATTAATGACCTCAATAAACGTATCGAGGCCGCCAAGCAGGAACGCGACGACGTGCAGATAGGCGACATTGCCGAAGATGTATTTAACCAAATGGGAATTTAACCAATATCCGAATAACGCATGAAAACTTTATTAGACATCGAGAAAGAAAACGCGGCAATTATCGAGGAGCGAACCGCAAATATCAAGGAACTACGCAGACAATTAGCCGAAGCTCAAGCAACGGCCCGCGAAATTCCGGGCGACCATTCATTAGCGGCAGACCAAGAACGGCGTATCGTGCGACGTGAAATCGACCGCCTTAACCGCTACATCGAAAGCGAGCAAGAAGCAATCGACCAACTTACCGGAGCTACGGAATCGGATTTGGATGCCGTGATGGATGCCATGAAAAAATAAGGCAGAAAGAGAGGAAAGACCAAATTAAGACATTACATTTGTCGCCTCAAATTTTTCGCTAAAGTATATATTTACCAGCAATTCAATGACTACTAACGCTACTATCGAATGCAAATTGCGCACGGCACAATTAAGCCCCGAAACACGGGATTATTTATGCGTATTGGGTGCCATGGACGACTTGACCAATCGCCTATACATGCTCGCAGAACGTGACTACGGCGCCAATGCCGATAAAAAAATGGAAGCATTCTACACCGAAATTGCCGAAGCAAAATCCGTCGTTCAAGTATTGTTTCTCGAATCCATAGACGAACATCTGTCGAACGTAAATTTCACGGAGATATAAACCGAGCCTGCGTAATGCAGGCTTTTTTATTTGCGGGAAATTCATTACATTTGGAATGTAAATATAATGATATGCAGGAACTTTTAGCCAAAGCAATACGCATCGCCACACAAGCGCACGCTACACAGGCGGACAAAGCCGGAATGCCTTACATCGGGCACATTACCCGCGTAATGAACGCCGGGCGCACCGATGCCGAAAAGATAGCCGGGATATTGCACGATATCGTAGAGGATACCGACTACACGTTCGAGCGGTTATTGGCCGAGGGGTTTCCGGCGGATATTGTGGACGCAATCCGCTGTCTGACCAAATTGTCGGATGACGAGCCGTACACCGACCTCATCGAACGGGTAAAGGGAAACGAATTGGCGCGGGCCGTGAAGATAAACGACCTCACGGATAACATGGACATCCGCCGCCTGCCGGAAATCACCGACGCGGATGCTGCCCGCCTGCGTAAATACCTCGCCGCATACCGGAAATTGACTGCATTGGAACAACGGGAATAGCCTGCCGATATACCAAGTATATCCGGCATAATCCGCCGAGTTGTGTCTAAATTGTGTACCCGGCTAAAAAACAAAC